TCACACCATCCTGTCGTCTTCGATCGCACTGTTGATGAAGTACGTCACCCTTCCCAACACCTCGACCTCTTCCGCTGCCTCACCTTCTATCGCTTCGCCATCATCCGTGATTAATGCCCTTCCCCTGAGTTTCGCAAATTGTGTTCGACCGCCGGACAAGATCAATAGCACCTGCCCCTGCACTAACCGGGTAACCGGTTCGATAACCGCAAACCCGGAAGACGTTTCCAGGATGCGGGTATCAATGCCCACACCACAGATGAGTTCCGGTGTCATCCGCTGAGACACGTAATCAGCAGCCGGTGAAGGAAAGCCCATCAGTGAACCCTCCCCATGTTGCGCAGGATCCAGTAGTGATTGTCGGTTCCGTCAGTTGTCTTGTCGGTAAAATCTGGCTGGTAGTACTTTATCCACTCGTTGGCGTCGGCCCGGGTGAAATGCCAGTGGACCTTTGCCAGCTCGCGGATAAAGTCTTCTGTGCGTAAGCACCGGTAGCCCTTGGAGTTTAGCTGTATTGCGGCCACAAATGCGCTGTGAATGTCTGATTGGCGGGGCATGATCTGCACTCTTTTACTGTTTTTATATACAGTAGTTTTAAAGGAGGTGCAGATCAAGATGGCTAGGCCTATCAATGGAGCAACCATGAGATTTAGCAGTTTGCGACCGCCGCTCCTCCCTCAAGCGAAACCACCGTGATATATTTACGCCACACACACTATAAGGATCTTAAGATGAAAGTTGCTGTTTTGATGATGCAAAAGGATGAGTACCGGCTTCTTGAGCCATGGATACTGCATCATGCTGAGCTTTTTGGCCTTGAAAATTTATACGTCTACGATAACGGGTCAGCAGATGAGCGATGCCTTAACATTCTTAAGGAATATTCGGGAAAAGGGATGAATGTCGTTTATGACAGAAGCACCTTTGATGATTTCAATACCAGACATATCTACTTCGTAGACAAATACGAAGAATTAAAGAATTATCATGGCTATGATTTTATGATGCCACTTGATTGTGATGAGTTTGTCGGCGTTGAATTTTCAAAGGGTAAGGTGTCGCTGTCTAAAAATGACGTGTTGAATGAATTATCAAAATATATAGAAACCGACGCCACATTTAAAATTAAATATACATATGGCAACCACCCGCTTAACCCCAAAGAATTTGCGTTAAGCCCTAAACCTGAGAAAGTGTTCTTCCCTAAATCAAGAATCACTGCGCTGGGTAATGGCTTCCATCGCGGTGAGGTTGAGTCAGGCCATCAAGTTGATACCGATATCATTTACCTTCATTTCCATCATAAAAAATATGATGACTATATCGCCAGCGCCCGTAATAAACTGGAAGGTCTTGTTGACGTCAATGATATTGAGGCTCTGAAGGCATTCAAAGGGGCGGGACATCATTTAGTCAAAAAGTTCCTGATGACTCAGACTGAATATTACGATATGCATGCAGCTTCGAAATCTATCAACCCGTCTAAGTTCTTTATTATGGATGGAGTTTATGAATACCTGAAGGGTATGGGGCTGAATCTGGAGCAAGCATTAACGGTTGAGCACGATGAAAGTAGAATAACGTGGCATGGTTACGTAGACAGGGTAAGAGAAGAGGAAGCGTCATGCGTTTTCACAGGGTGGTGCGTGCCCACTGAGGGCGTTGAGCAGCAGTTCTTTAACTTACGCATAGGACAGGAGATCCTGCCCGGTTTTCTGGAGGAAAAAATTCAGCGCTCAGATGTTGTAGCGAAGTTCCCAGATTACAATCTGGACTGCGGATATTTAGTGAGATTCTACGGATTAACCAAAGGTGCATTGCAGCGTAACGAGTGGGAATTTCATGTTACTGCCGGATGTAAAGGCACTGGTTCAAAACTCAACAGAAGGAAAACAGAGTCATACTTCCAATAAAATAAGGCGGGAAATCCCGCCTTTTTTACCTTCCCATGCCTTAGAATTGCCATTATTTTCAGCTAGCAATCAATTGTCGCATAAGGAAGTTCTGTCTTCGCATGTTTATAGCACTGCTCGAAGATATTAGGACCAGCGAGGTCATAATCGCATTCCATTGTTTGACGGTCTATCTGTGCTTTTTCGCCGGTTATTGGATGGTCAATATACTGAATGAGATCGTATTGTGCACGGTACTTTCCGTGCACTCTTGGCAGTTCAACGCGAATATAAACAGATCCTTCATTATCATTCGTCAGTGCCATTCTTTACCTCGTGAAGAGATTCGATAGGGCTATCTAATTCTGCCTGCAATGCATTCATTGAAGCATTAAAAGCAGGAACTTCATGACCGCTAAGATTTACGCGAAGCATAAACTGCATGATATTCTGAATAGTTTGCTTATCCATTTTATTGTCCTGTTAAGTTAAACCAATTAATCCATGCCCGGTTGAAGCATGTAAGTCCTGAATTAATGCTGCAACTACCTTTGCTAAATCTTCGTGAGTTATTGTACCAGAATTAAACGCAGCTCTGGAAGTTGTACCAGTTGGAGAACCCCATCCAGTTTTCCTCCCAGAAAGAATTTGATTGCCATTAACTCTAACATTCAGGTTGTTAAAGTTAGCCCAGTTCTCCGTCCTGTTAAGGCTCAAGTATGTCGTATTTGCAGGGCCTGTTCCTACGACAATTCTTTGATTGTCACCCAGCAAAATTGCGCAGTTATTACTGAACCCAGATTCAGTTAGAGAAATACCCACTCGGAAATTTCCATTTCTGAATCGTATACCATTTGCAGCGTTTGATAAAATAGATCCTTCAAGGCGCACATACTCGCCATTACCAACTACAGTAGGTGCCTCTGTTGGCGGTACAATTGAATCGCCCCTGAATAGCAAACCAGTCCATATATACCCGTTAGGCGCAGCCGAGCCTCTTCCGACGTTAATCATGTGGGTTACACGGTTACTGCCATCGGTAGTGGTACAGACCAGACCTCGCGTATTTCCTTCCAGCTCAGCGCCTACCATCCAACCCTTATCTATGCTGCATCCATTATTGAGGTTGAATTCATGAACAATTACTGATTTGGCCCCTGTATTTGCTCCTCCAGTGCCTGCATCTCCTGATACTGCGCCGTACGACCACCCGCCCCAAGCTTCGGCATTAGCATGGCGAGCCTCCCCCCTGAAATGAGCACCAACTAATTGCCCCGTCCCTCCTTCATGCCTTGCAGCAAAGGTTGCGGCAGCGCCATAAGCTGAACCACCTTGCTTTTCAAGATAACCGTAAAAGCACCCCTGTTCCCAACGCGAGACACCATCATCACGAGTTGCATTGGACTTTTTTTCTATCCATTGAACTGGATCTGGCGTGTCTGTAAGGGGTACTGAATATCGTTGCCGCATGGCATTCGAATATTGGATTGTGTTGTTATTGTAGATGTTTACACCAGCAACATCAGACCCCGTCCAGCCGCCTCCACCATAAAGATCGTCAAGCCCTTTCCCGTCTTTACCTGCAAATAAAGACCTCAAAGAGGCATCCCCAACACTTACCCATGCTCCGAGCCCAATTCCACCAGTGGAAATAGGAGTAGAGCCAGCTGGAACTACTTTACCGCCAGGAGGAAGCGCACCATCCCATCGATAATATTCACCAGTGCTTGTATCTCGTAAAACCTGATTATATAACTCAATAGTTGCGCCAGATTGAAAAGAATCTAATGTTATATATCCAAATGAGGAAATAGCAGAAGCAGCCATTTCCTCAATTCCATACCACGTCTTACGCTTCCTTCCAAAGCGGTCCTGCCAGAAGGTAGAGTTTAAGTCATTTATTGCAGAGTCAAAGTTTTGTGAGTTGTCATATAGATCGCGCGGGTCTACTGAGCCCGGCGGATTATTAGTGGCGTATTTGGTCATGCTCGCTCCGGGCATAAAAAACCCGCCGTAGCGGGTCAGATAGTTTTGATTTGCTGTTAAGCGGCGTCACCGGGGTATGTGGCGTCGTCATAGGCATACTTTCCTGGGTGGTACTGGATGGCTGTTACCTGACTGATCCCGTCATTGCCTGGGGATATTTCCCCCACCAGTGCGTCATACGGCACACGGACAGACGAGCAGAACAGCAGGCGCGGCGGCTCAATGTACGCATCGTTCATTGCCCATAATTCCGGCTCCAGCGCGGCGCTGTACGGCACCGAGATCGTGAAGTCGTCAATGCGAGTCGGCACCACCATGGCTGATGCCCTGCCGTCCTGATGGCGGATAATTACGCGCGGGTTTTCAAACGACCAGTCCGGGGACTCACTGAGCGTCATAGTGATTTTGCTGCTGTCATATGTCATATCGGTAATCAGGCAACTCAGCGTCTGGCTGCCGGGGATGTCATCGGCCAGCACAATGCGATCCATGAACTCATAACAGAGCGCATCCATCTCTGTTGATGTGGTGTGCTGCAGGCGCTGAAGCTGGTAGCCCAGCAACCGGCGCATGCCGATGCGGTAAGCGCGGTCCTCGTCCAGAACGCCATCCAGCGTGTAGCTCTCGATTTTCACCGGCGTAGGGTTGCCAGGCAGGCGACACTGCACGGTCTCCTCTGCCCAGGTGGTACCGTTGATATACGTCACGTCCACGCCATCGTAATCGTCCTGAGACGGGGCCTTAAACGCGGTCTGCAACTCCTCGGTGGTTTCCTGCGGGGTGATCATGCCTACCCAGGGTTTAATCCCTTCCCGGCCAGCAGACGCCAGCCCGTCAGACAGCAGGAAATACCCCATCCCCGCGTTGGTGATTTTCTGCAGCACCTCAAGTGC